GTTTATTAAAAGATATGCTATACAGTACTGTATAATAATATATATAATATAAATATAAATGAAGATTATAATATAATACCACAAATATTATTTATTAATTACTGACAAAATAAAGGGTTTTATTTTATGCAAAATTAAATTTGACAAGATATTAAAGACTGTGTTAAGGTATCAGCAACAAAGAAAACAGAATATTTTATTTTAAGTTTTAGAGAATGTACCCGAACACCCGGAAATTTTCCGGGAATAAGCTTTACCTGGTGACATTCTCTTTTTTTTATTTGGAAATTAACGTGCTAAAGTGAGGTGATAATATGAAAGATAATACAGTAAATGTACAAGACGTAGATATCTATTTAGATAATATTAATATATATGCTGACGAATATATAAATACTGTATTATGTATATCACCAGATAACGAAAACTATAAGAAAGAAGTATCAGATAGCTTTGTAGATATGATTTTTTATATTGCAGATCATATACAAAAGCCAAGTAATGACAATATAGAGCTATTAGATAAAATGTTTAATACTTATGTGAGATTATGTAGTAAATATCATGTATTACCAACTTTAGAAGTATTTAGCTTTTTAGTTGGGATTAATCGTACAACGTTTACTGATTGGATGAATGGGGAGTATAGAATAAACTCATCGCATGGTAACACGGCTAAAAAATGGTTTGATATTTGCAAAAACTGTGCAATTAATAGACTGCATAACCAGACCGGAACAAATGCGAATTTGATATTTGTTGCAAAAGCCGCATACGGCATGGCAGAAACTGCACCAGTACAAGCAGCGCAACAGTACGGCGTACCACAGCAGACCGCGCAGCAGATCGCAGAGAAGCACAAAGCCGCTTTGCAGCTTCCAGAGATGGAAAAGCCGGAGTTATAACAGTAAAAATACTATATATTGTGATTGCGAGAAAATGGATTCTATATCTAGCAATACGCAATGTACAAATAGGGTACACCCTAAAAAGACATTTTATAAAACACTGTTTTTTGTGCAATATTACAATAGATTTTGCATAGCATTCCCTTGACCACTGCCGAAGGCTTACGACAAACAGCGACCAGGCAAGGGCAGCGGGTCCCATGGGGCGGCGGGCTGACTTGCCAGCGTCCGCACTGGATGACCGGGAGGGGGTATATATAAAACCTTATACAGGCTGAATGAGTAACCCGAATAAAGAATCTATTGTGTTTTGTCCTACATATATAAGGAATGATGATATGACAAAAGGAAGGCCAACTACAGACCCAAAGGGCGATTCAATAAGAGTTCGAGTAAATGATGATATGAGAATGCTTCTTGAAAAGGAATCTCTTCGATCTGGAAAAAGTATTTCACAAATTATTAGAGATTTGATAATGAGTTATTTGATCTAGAAATGGAATCACACAGATAAGGAGGACGCCCTAAAGTGCAGCCTCCCATCAAAAAAGAGAACCATTAAGGCTCTCTTTTCAGATCATTGCTATTAAATTTTACTATGATATCTGGAAATGCTTCAACAGAAATTTGACAACCAAGAAAGTCAAGGATGGCTATAAGTTCATAAGCAGAAAGAGTTTCTCTGGAAAACTTGTTAGCTAGTGCTTGTGGTGAAGTTCCTAGATGTTCAGCAACTTGAATATTTGTAATTTTTTTCATTTTCATTATTTGCTTAATTTTTTGAGATACCATATAAACACCTCCTACTCACATAATAAACGCAAATGTTATAAAAATCAATTAAAATTCACTTAAACGTGTAATTTACTATTGAAAACACACACATTATAGTGTATAATTGTTTTATAAAGAAACAGGAGCGTGTATATATGAAAGTAGGATATGTAAGAGTTTCAACAGTAGATCAAAATGAAGCAAGACAGATTGAAGCAATGAAAACAGATGGTGTTGAGAAAATTTATATGGATAAAAAATCTGGGAAAGACTTCAATCGTCCAGAGTATCAGAAAATGATTGCTTCTCTTCAAAAAGGTGACATTCTGGTAATCCATTCGATTGACCGACTTGGAAGAAACTACGAAGAGATTATTGCTGAATGGAGAAGAATCACAAAAGAGATTGAAGCAGATATTATTGTACAGGATATGCCGTTGCTTAATACTACGCAAAACAAAGACTTGACAGGAACATTGATCGCAGACATAGTTTTGCAGCTTCTCTCATATGTAGCACAAAGAGAAAGAGAAAATATTCGGCAGCGACAAAAAGAAGGCATTGCAATTGCAAAAGTCCAGGGCAAATATAAAGGTCGTGCCAAAAAAGAGATAGATAAGGAACTTTTCAACGAAACTAAACGTAGCTGGCAAAGAGGGGAAATAACAAAAGTACAATTTGCCGAGATTATGGGAGTTTCAAGAAGCACGCTATATAAACTTTTAGAGGGTGATAAAAATGATTGATTTCACAAATAAGTGCATTGTTACAGAAAACAATGTTGAATCAGAACAGTTGCTTAAAAAAGCAATAGCTCAAGGGTTCAACTTGCCAAAAGGCCAAAAAGCAATGGAATCACATAGATATTTTCATTTTATTGGAAGTCCATATAAACATGTTGTGGCTCCTTATGAAGTAAGTTCGAGTGATTTCAACAAAGCGGTTAGATATTCGGAGTTGTTTGGTGATGAGCAAGAAGAGCTAAGAAAAATTGTTGATTCAGCTGCAAGATGGTGCCGGGCATATGGATATGAACATTTGAATGTATATGCAAACGAAGAGCTTGAAAGTTATACTGGAAAGGCAATCGCAAAGACAACAGACAATATCATACAGCGTGCTTATGTCGAAATAAAGAAACCACGCAAACTGACTGTTTCAGAGTTGGAAGCATACTTAGGATATCCAATTGAAATTGTAAGTTGAGGTAAATGCTTATGAAACCAAACCCACAATCCGAATCCATCCGCATCCGATTTTCCGAAAAACAGAGAAAAAGGCTCCTGGAAGAGAAGAACCGAACAGACAGGAGCGTATCGGATATTGTGAGACAGGCAGTTAATGAATATTTCGGGAGGAAAAGGCGTGCTTAAATTTTTCTCAAAAAATAAAAAAGGCGTTTCGGAAACAAACCAAGCATATGAAAATGTCGGACAGGAATCCCCGGCAATTCGGAAACTGGTGAGGCCAATTCACGCAAAAGCAATATTAGCTGATGGCAGATTGTATGATACTCAAACTGCCACATATGTTTGTGAATATGGAAATATTTCTTTGTTTGTTACAAAGAACGGTAGGTGGTTTGGCGCAAAATCAAAATCTGAATTAGCTGGTTATAGTGTTGATGAAAACGGAGACAGAACCGCTGAGTACAGAGTGATGTATTATGAGCTGGAATGTATTGATAAAATTTTTGTGATGCAACATCTGTGGTATTACAACCATAAGCTTTACAAAAAATATTTCGGGGAGGTGGAAGAAGGATGAATTGTTTTTTATACATCATTGAGAATGATGTTCGTAAATGTGAAAAAGAAGAAGATATTCCAAGAGAAGCTATTAGAAAACTTAAAGTACAAAACGGAGAAGTATTTTCAAATGAAAACGGAGAATGGAAAAAGTTATTCATGCTATACGCACCAATAAGTGATAACAAGGATAGTATTCCCGAATCTCCCATTGATGTAGCCTCTATGCTTATCAATGCCACAGTAACTAACGAACTACCGACTGAGAAAATTCCACTGTCTCCGTTATTGGAGCATAAAACATGGGAAATTCCAAAATACGACATTCTACAGTTGGAAGAGATTGCGAAACACCTTCTTCTCTACTGTGAAACTAAAAGAAAGGGGTACAAAGATGCCGATAGTGAAAATCACAAACCCCAACCCTTATGATTGGCTTGGTACAAAATGCTTTATTGATGGAAATGAAGTTCCAAGAGTGAAATCAGTAAATTTTCATACCGCAGTAGATGAAATACCAGTGGTTGAATTTAAAATGATGGCTGTTCCAGACATTGAGATGGAGTGCTTGGCACAAATCAGTGTCACTTCTCAATCAATTACTGATGCAATTTGTGTTTTGAGGCACGAACTGTTACAGCATGGAGAAATTTACAATGGTTTCAAATCAAGCCTAAAATCGGCTTTAGAATCCTACAATTACTGTGGAATGCCATTTGAGCCAGAGGAAGAGATTGCAGAAAAAATTCTGGACTTCTTAATCGGGGAGGAAAAAGACAATGAATGCACTTAATGTAATCGGAACAGCTGTAAATCTTGCATTTTTTGTTCTGGTTCTAGCCGGCACTTTAGCAATACTGGACGAAGAAGGAAAGACAAGCGTAATACAGATTTTATTCTGTATTTGTTTAGAAATATGTTTTGCACTGAATATTTTCTTAATTTGCACGAGGTGACAAATGTATTTACCAATTCCAATTGGAATTATCCCGATTGATTTAATCGAAAGGGTTAAATTCATAAAAGCGCCGCTTCGACTTAATCCATGTAGGCTCGGAAAAGCCTATGAAAGTGATAAGTCGAGGCATCCAGAGTAGTGTAAGTGCTAATTACTTATTATATTAATTACATAAACTTATATATCACGACTTCCCCGGTCTTAATGGTGCGCCGGGGTTGATGGGCTATCGCCAAGAGGTAAGGCACAGCACTTTGACTGCTGCATTCGCTGGTTCGAATCCAGCTAGCCCAGTTTGCAATATTTATCATATTGCAAATATTTTTCTTTTTCATACAACTTTCGCTTCGGCCTTCTAGCCCAACGGGGCTGATTAAAGGGGCTTCAAATGTCCCGGAAGACTTTCTGAAATCCAAAAGCGTTTCAGAAAACCTTTGTTGCAGCTGGCGGTCAAGAACTGCAACAGTGCCGGATTGTTTGTCATGGCGGTCAAATAATTCGGTATCTTAGGAAGCTTAGTTCAGCGGTAAGAGCAACGGCCTCATAAGCCGTAAGTCCTGGGTCCGAATCCCAGAGCTTCCATTTCTTCTAAATGCCATTCATCCGTAATATGGGTGGAAAAAACTTCCAGTTGAGCGTGTGGATTAGGTAAATTTATAGGTGCGATACGGCGTAGCCTAAATGGATCTGATTTCCCGGCTGGTATATCTCGGAGTTAAAAACATTAACGCAGCGCACGTTAATAAAAGGAGTTTTCAAGAGATGCCGTTCAAAGACGCATAAAAATATCCAGTGAATCTACAGCACTAAAACTTGTAGATAGTGGAAAGCATAACACGATAAACCTATTGCTAACCCGGTTTTTCCGGGTTCCGGCAGGATAGAGAAGTGGAATCTCGCAAGGCTCATATCCTTGAGAACGGCGGTTCGAATCCGTCTCCTGCAATTCCATCTACCAGGTGTAGATAGGATATCTTACTTTAGCATAGCTATTGTTAGTTCTTGCACATAAATGCGGATGCGTTTGTGTGCATTCGTGCAGGCATATAGACGCAACTCACTAGCGATCTTGTGCAAAAACTTTTTAGAGAGATAAGACCAATGCCCGTGAGGAGTGGTAGTCGGGGATTCTAAAAAAATCATCTAGTTTAGCGTTTTATGATGAAAAAAGAAACATAGCTCAGTGGTAGAGCAATGATATTGAATATCATGTGACACAGGTTCGATTCCTGTTGTTTCTATCTGGCAAATTGCCATTGCCAGAAGTTGCATTTTCCCCCTTAAAGTTCCAGTGTTTCTCGTTGGGAGGTTTATGCCGTTCAAGTCGGCACACTGGATTTTTTTTTAACAAGAGGTGTTTATGGAAGAAAAATGTTGCAAGAATTGTAGAAAACATGATGACTTCACATGGGCTTGCTTCAATGGTGATAGCAAATATTGCGCAGACTTTACAGAGCCAGAGTGTTATTGTGAGTTTTGGGAGAGAAAAGAAGATGGAGATATGTGGTAAAGAAATAAAAGACGAATGTTCAAACTGCGGGAATATTCTTGAATGTGAGTTATTCCGACAAGGTCATGGCATAAAACAGGAACGTGAAAACATAGCTAAAATGATTGCCTGTCAGATGAAGCACAGGGAGAAGAGGGAATTTGAATGCTAGATTTACTTGATAAACGCAATTGTCCTGTTTGCGGTGGAATATTGAAATGCGAAAATTCCGATTACGCAAAACCTTTTAGAGAAAAAGAACTCTTTTTAAATGTGACATGGCAATGCACTAATTGTGGCGCTGAATATACTGCAAAACTTGAATTAACTCCAAACGGATATGAGGTGCAAGACCGTGAAGCACATATTGATGTAGAGGATAATTTTTCAGCCGAAAAATTTATGCTTGGAAGAAACAATTTTCGAAGACAGAGGTGGTAAATATGAAATTTGAGGATATGGCAAACTGGACAGAAGAACAGTTGAAAAATGAAGTTGTTCGTTTTGCTGATGAATGCGAGAAAAAACAGCATATAATCCTGGACTATAAAGCTTTATCGGAGACACTTAACCAAAAGCTTCTTGAAAATGATAACTGGAAGATTCCGATTGATGGAATTGAAAATGTAGATACTGGTCATCCATCTATAGAATGGTATGAACAACGACACCAGGATGACTGTATTAGAATCAACGAGTTAACTGTTACTGTTGACACATTGGTTGACCGATACGCTAATTTAAGGAAAAACAAAGGGATGTGCTGATATGGGTGAAAAGGAAGAATTAAAGCATTTCTTTACATGTAATGGAAAAGTTATTGAAACAATACCAGAGATTTCAATTTCGGATGGTACTGTTATCGAAGGCGGTATTCTTCACAGAAATGAGGACGGTACACTTTGTAGCATAGGCAAGACATTAAGTATTGAATTTGAATGTAAATTCAGTGATGAACTATTTTGGACACTAGTTGCCCCAGACCGAATAAACCAGAACAATTTCCGTAAAATACATGGGATTCCGAAGCGGAGGAAAATTAATGGATCAAGAAAAAATAAGCATTGAAGAAGCCATGAAAATTGGTTTTAAGAAAATACCAAATAACTGCTTAAAAATGAATAAAAAGCCAAAATTTAGACAAATTGCTGGAAGAAAAGGGAAACGGAAATTTGATAATGTTTTTAAATCTGTTGCGCGGCGAATGATAAAAAGGGCAGCCAAAGAGGGAAGACCAATAAAGCATAAAAGAAATAGAAAGGTAAATAAATGAGCATTAAGTCAGCATTAGAATCCGAAGGAATAGATTTTTCTGAATACATGAACCCACCCGAACCGTGGAATGGACAGGCATTATTGAGGAATATCAATGGAGTGAAATACGCCTGTTGCCCTTTTTGCGAAAAGAAAGCACTTCTGATTAGTCCAGAAACAAAAATTAGGCATCTTAAATTGAAGTGCAAGGGAAGTAACTGCAAGAAAGAGTTTGAGGTGAATGTATGAGAATTGTGGTTAAAAGGATTCCGATTGAGATCATCGAACTTGGAATAGAAACATATGCGCAGATTGATATCGAGGAAATTCTTCTTATATCTTATCCGCCAATTACAAAGACCGTTTTAAAATTTTATACTGAGTACATTGCGTTTGAATTCCAAAAGGAATATTCAGTAAAAATAAAAAATGATGATGCAGTGATAAAATGTTATAGGGGAAACACTTTGAACACTTTCATTCAGAAAGACGCAGGTGAAAGAACTGTTGCTGAATGGCGCAAGGTTATATCGCGTTCAAAAAACACTCCGTACATTGTTAGAACTATTAATTCTATAAAAGTGCCTGATGAAGATGCTATTAAAGCGATTGCAAGTGATGCGACAGAACTTCAAAAGACTAAACCTGTGGAACTGGACGAACTTTCGGAAGAAACCAAGTTTAGAATTTATAAATTAATTGTAAATGAAATTGGAAAGCATTTTTACAATTGCGAGATGCGTATGTCATATAAAGACTTTATACTTGTTGAGGATTGCATCAGAAAAGTTTTGCAAGGAGAACAAGATGAACACAAAACGGATTAAATGTATTTTGACAGGTGGATGCAAGTTCAAAAGTTCGGATACAGAATCGAAATGCAATGATAAAGAAAAGACTTGCACCATTACAGAAACTTGCTACAAATGTGGGAAGAAGTACACTGCCGTATTTACCTACAAACAATTAGGGATTCCAGTGAGGTGAATGTATGAATTGGTTTAAAGAAAAATGTTCCCACCTATATGAGGAAATTGGGAAATGCTATGACAGAATAGATTACGGAAATGGTACTCATATAAATGCTTATATTGTAAAAAAATGCAAAATATGCGGAAATATTACAGCCAAGACTGTATATTCAAATGAATTTACAAGGTATACATCTCCTGTAAGAGTTGATGATTGTGTAAAAAAACTGATAGCTAAAGGATATGTTGACAAGGTTGATTTCTTTTTGGAACACGAAAATGATAATATACCGTGGAAATAAATGGAGGTCTATTGAGTGAAGAAGGCAAGAAAAATATGTTGGATAATTGCGAATTTTATTATATTCAAGTGGGTAGCAGATTATTTGATAGCCACAATTCAAATAATGGTTGAAAATCATTGGGGATTTTCGGCAGTACCATTACTGTTTATGGCAGTATTCGCAGAGTGGAAAGTAATTGAAAATATTTTTTCAGAATTAAAAAGATGATTTTATCAAGAAAGGATATGTATGACAAAACAAGAAGCCGTAGTAATTGAAACCTATACAGGAATTTGTATGCTTACAGGGGATGACCGAAAACTTGCATACGAATACGCAGAAAAACTTTTAGGTCATCCGATATATACACATGAATTTCCAAAATATGCTGACAAGCTGAAAGAACTTAGTAAGTCAGATTTTATTGAAATTTGCAGAAAGTTAAGTGATTAAATTGTATGGTTCAAATTAAGAAACATTCCGTGTATACATCCATAACCAGATGGATTAGAAAATTGTAGATATTGTGAAAAATATAGTTTTGAAAAATATTTAGAATACAAAAAACAAAAAGAAAAGTCAAGAGAGCCACATGAGAGCCAGACTAAATCCTAAAAAGAAAGGAGGTCTGGCTCTATTTTTATGGGAAAAATTACAGAAGGCTCGCTCGAATGGTATCGGACAGTCCTAAATCAGATTATCAGTAGTGACATGACAATCTATCAAAATCAAAAAGATTGCCTTGATTTGCTCTTAAATATGAATATTGACCTTCCTTTCAACGAGAATCAAGAAGCACGGAAAATGGCTATGAAAGTAAGTCAATACTCACATAACATAGCAGAGAAGTGTGCTGCATTAACTGGAAGTGGTGACTTTGATGATATCTATTGGCAGTATTTATTACTGGAAGCGCAGAATTATCAAGTAGACAGTGGATTGTTATATCTTGAAAAAAATCGTATTCCAAAAGAGCGTTTTTACGAACCAAGAAGAAATGTATTTATGCAGCATAATATTATAGGTTCACTTCAAGACTTGATGGATGACAAACTGGATATATTTGCATTGAGCGTACCGCCAGGTTGCGGAAAATCTACGCTAGAAGATTTCTTTCTTTCCCTGGTCGGTGGATGGTTCCCAAACGATTTTAACCTGTCATCCGCACACAGTAGTATTTTGACACGTTCCCTTTATGATGGTGTTCTGGAAATTATTAATGATCCAGTAGAATATACGTGGAGTGAGATATTTCCAAACATTGATTTAAGTAAAAAGACAAGTAATGCAAAAGAAACAACTGTAAATCTTGAAAGAAATGGTCGTTTCAAAACATGGACATTTAGATCAATTGATGGTTCTTTGACTGGTGCTACACGTTGTAACAGATTTCTTACAGCGGATGACCTTGTGTCTGGTATCGAAGAAGCATTGAATAAGAGCCGACTTGATACATTATGGACGAAAGTAGTAAATGATCTTCGCTCACGTAGACTTGAGGGATGCAAGGAATTTTACATTGCCACCAGATGGTCTGTGCATGATCCTATTGGAAAACTTCAACAATTGTATGCCGGGAACCCAAGAGCAAGATTTATTGCAATACCGGCATTAACAGATGATGGAAAAAGCAATTTCTTATTCACTGTGAATGGATTTTCAGAAAAGTATTTCAATGACGCAAAAGAATCAATGGACGAGATTTCTTTTAACTGTCTGTATCAACAGAAACCAGTAGAACGTGAGGGATTACTTTTACCACCAGATAAGCTGAAAAGATTTTTCTTTGACAGAGAAGATGTTCCAGATGGCTGTACAGATGAATATGTGATTATGCCAAAAAGAGAGCCGGATGCTATTTGGTCTGTGTGTGATACAAAGGATAAAGGAACTGATTTTGAGTCTCTCCCAATTGCATACCAGTATGGAGATAAATATTTTATCCCAGATGTAGTGTTTGACGATAACACAGACTACGATATCTTGGATAAGAAAACAGCGGATATTTTGATTAGGCACAATCCGCATATGTCGCGTTTTGAATCAAATAATGTTGGAAACCGTGTAGCACATAATGTTCAAAAACTTATTGACGGTAAATGCCGTACAAAAATTGAAACAAAAGTTACGACAACTAACAAAGAAACGAAAATTCTTGTCAATTCCAACTTTATAGCAAATCATTTTTATTTTTTGCACCAAAGTCAGTATAAACCAAAATCAGATTATGGCTTATTCATGGCAAATGTAACCACTTATACTACCAGAGCGAAGGTACTCCATGATGACGGAATAGATTCTTTAGCAATGCTATCTGATTATGTTCAGAATCCATTAGGAGGAACCGCAACAGCAACACAGAATCCACTTTGGGGAAGGAGATAAAATATGATGACTGCAACTCAATATTTACGACAGATTGAAAATTATGATAACAGAATCAAAAACAAGCTTATCGAAGAAGAACAGCTCAGTTCTCTTTCCACAAGTGTATCTGCAATTCCTGTTGGAGAAAAGGTACAAACTTCTGTAAAACGTGATCCGATGGGAGATATGGTTGCAAAGATATTTGATCTGCGAGAAGAGATTTCAAAAATGATATCCGAATTTTTACAAAAAAAACAGGAAATAGTCCGAACCATAGAACAGGTTGAAGACCCGTTGCTGTACAACATACTATTTAAGCATTATGTTGAGTACAAATCATTGGTTCGTATCGCAGATGAGATGGGATATTCTGAAATACATATTAAGAAAAAACACTTAAAAGCTTTGGCAGAAGTAAAAAAGATAAAAGGTTTTGAAAGATGATACCGAAGTATACTGAATGATACCGCCAATATGTGTAAAATATAAAGTAGAGCATTGGATTAAAATATCCAGTGCTTTTTATTTTTCAGAAAGGATGGTTCGGCTCGTGAGAAATACAATGAATTTTGTAGATTTATGCCGAGGTGAGTTCGGGCGAAAAGTAGCCTACACAGGCGTTGACCGAATCACTCCACAAAATGTAGTAAAAGTAGTATCAGATACAATTGGCATACATAATAGAAACCGAACATTAATTGATTACTTGTATCGGTACATGAAAGGCGATCAGCCGATATTATACCGAAACAAAATAGTCCGTCCAGAAGTTAATAACAGAGTGGTTGAAAATCACGCATTTGAAACTGTAAAATTTAAAGCTGGACAGATTTGTGGGGAGCCAATTCAATATGTATGTAAAAAGAAAAATGCAGATGAAAAAATAAATGAGCAAGTTGACCTTCTGAATGACTATTTGGATGAAGCCAATGCAGATGCAAGAAACATCCAAAGGGCAATATACCAGAGTGCAACAGGAACTTCTTATAAGGCTATTCTGAAAGAAGAGGACTGGACAGAAAACGGAGATTTACCACCGTTTAGAATTTTCATCCCATATCCAGGTGATTGTTACATTGTATATTCGCAGAGAAACGGGAAACCAATGCTGTCCGTTCAGATTTTAAAGGATGAAGACGAACAGCAATATTATTTATGTTATTCAAAGAACCAGTTTTTTGAAATCAAGAATGGAAAAGTAACCAACTACGGCATCAATGGTTTTGGCGGGATTCCTATTGTTGAATGCCCGAATAATCACGACAGACTATCAGACGTTGAAATTGCAATCACCTTATTTGATGCAATCAACAAATACCAGTCTGATAGATTAAATGGCGTGGAACAGTTTGTGCAAGCCTTTATGAAATTTAAAAACTGCGAGGTAGACGAAAACGAGTTTTTGAAAATGGTAAAACTTGGTGCTATCTCTGTTAAAGACACTGGAAATGGCTGTCAGTCGGATGTTGAACTTATGACCGCTGAACTGAATCAATCAGAGAGCCAGGTTGCAAAGGATGATATCTACAATAATATGCTGATTGTGGAAGCAATGCCAAACCGACAAAGCAATAGCGGAGGAGATACAGGAAATGCCGTATACCTTCGTAATGGATGGGACTTCGCAGAGAGAGATGCAAAATTGGTAGAAGCATTCACCAAGGAAGCCGAAAAGGAATCTGCTAGAATTATTCTGAATATTATCCGTGGTACATCAAATGATGTTAATATCTCAACTCGAGATTTCGATGTAAAGATAACCAGAAACCCAACAGACAATATGCTTGTAAAAGCACAAGCACTTGATTATCTGTTCAAAAATAAAATCCATCCGCTTATCGCACTGAATACTTGTGGGCTATTTAGTGATCCGCAGAAAGTCTACGAAATGAGTTTACCGTATCTGGGAACTATTTACCCGGAACTGGCAGACCCGGAAGCGGAAATGAAGAAAGCTCAACAACTACTGGATGAAAAATTTCAGAATCCGTCCAAAACAGAACCAATGGCAAATTCTCCATCTAACGAAGAATGAACCAAATTTCGATTATTTAAGGAGTTTTAGAGAAATCTAAGGCTTCTTTTTTAATACCCAAAATCAAATAAATTGCAACAGCCCGTGAGCGTAAATCGGGTACAGACCATGTGCGGAGCGAACCGTGTTGAAAAAGCGTATTGGACTGGAAGAAAGGAGATTTCAATGACAAGAGAACAGGCAAAACAGGTACTTATCGGTATGGGAGTTGCAGAACCTTCCGAGGAACAGGTTTCTAAGCTTCTTGATTCTATTTCTGCTGAAACTAAGAAAGAGAAAGACAAAAATGTTTCTCTGAAGGAAAAAGCTGAAAAAGCAGATTCTCTGGAAAAAGAGTTGGAAGAGTTGAAAAAGCAGAACATGACCGAAGCAGAACGGCTGGAAGCTGAACGCAAGAAAGAAAAGGAAGCAGTTGATAAGGAATTGGCTGATTTGAAGGCTGCGCTTGCAGAATCCAACAAAAAAGCCCTTATCAGTGAAATTACTTCCATGTTCGCAAACGCAGGACTTTCAAGCGAAACTTACGCAAGTGCTATTAAAGCATATGCGTCCATGCCTTGTGAGAAATCTGAGGATGTAATGAAAGAAGTTGAAACTTTTGTCAAGGGAGTTTCCGAAGCAAATAAAACAGCACTTGATACCGCAAAAGCAGCCTGGGAGAAAGAAACATTGGAAAATACTCCGAATCCGGGTGGTGGTAATGGCGGTAGAGGAAAAGAAGAAAAAAGTGGTGCTGCAAAATATGCAGCTGAACGTTCAAAACAATTAAGCGGTTCCGAAAAAACAGAACTTGGAGGAAACGCCCCAATTAATTTTTAAAAAAGGAGAATTAAGTTATGGCATTTAGCAAAGTTATTGAATACGGTACAACCCCCAATTTTCTTGAATCTGCGGAAGGACTTATTTTAAAGACTTTTACAGCAGAGCAGACAAATGCGGTGGAAGTTGGTGGAAGAAAAATCATTAAGGCTGGTTCAGTTTTCCCCAAAAATGAAACAGGCGCAAAAGGGATTGTATACGAAGAAGTTGATATGACAGACGATGAAAAACGTCCGATTTCTGTAATCGTTGCAGGACGAGTTTTTGAAAACAGACTTCCAGTAGCAGTTGATTCTACCGCAAAAACAGAACTCCAAGAGCTTGATAAGCCTTTTGGAATTGCGTTTTTAACAGAACCAGAAGTTGAATTTTAAGGAGGTATTCCACAATGAATTATAACGTATTGACCAGTATTACACTGGAAGAGAGAATTAACTATTCACAGAATTATGCAGTTAAACGTCCGGGAGCACTTGACGTTATCTTCCCGGATGTAAAAACCCAATTTATGAAAGCAAAATACTACAGACTTATGAGCGGGCAGCAACTTCCTAGAGTTGCTTATGTTCATGCGCTTGATACAGAGGCAAGAATTGGAGAGAGACCAAGCTTTGAGAAGGTACTGACCGAAAAACTTTTCATTAAAGAGAAAATGAATCAGTCAGAATCTCTTCGCATGGCTATTGAAAACGGCGTCCCGGACGATCAGTCTCTTACCGAATTTGTGTTTGACGATGTAAGTAATTCATTTGAAGCAGTTCTGGCAAGAACAAAAGTTATGAAAGGGCAGATCATGGGAACTGGTTCTCTTAAAATCCATGAGAACAATGTAGATCTTCCGATTGATCTTGGCGTTCCGTCAGAAGCAAAAATCACCCTTACTGACTGGTCTAAGCCGGATTCTGATATTATGGGCGATATTCAAAAGATGATTGATGTTGCACAAGAAAAGGGATTTGTTGTTAATAAAGCCCTCACTTCCTTAAAAATGATTAATTATATGAGAAACAACACCGCTATGCAAACCGCTGTTCTTGGTGCGGCTAACAAACGTCTTCTGACCAAACAGGAACTTGCAAACCTTCTTATGCAGGAATATGAGATTACCGTAGATCGCTGCGATGAAAAATATCGTTACAGAAAAGATGGAGCATGGAAAACTGGACGTTTCTTTAAAGAAAACGTATTTACCCTGTATGAAGCTAACCCGGATGGTTCTTTCGGTACTGGACTTTGGGGGCCAACACCAGAGGAAGAGGAAGCAAGAGCTTTTATCACACAGCAAAACAGAATGTTTATTACTCTGTCCATGTGGGCTACACAGGATCCGGTTACTACTTGGACAAAAGCTTCTGGAATGTTCATTCCGGTCGCACCAAAAGCTAACGGTGGTATCGTGATCGGTACCAAGGCGGGGGAATAACCGGGCATAGTCTCGATGAAAACAGCCAGTCACCATCTGTAGCGAGTGTTTATGATGAATCAACACATAAGTATACAGAAAGCGAGTTGTCTAATATGACTGTATCACAGTTGAGACAACTTGCTAGTGATAACGGCTATGCCCTGACAGCAACTAATAAGGCTGGAATAATATCAGAGATTTTATCTCAGCAAAGGTAGGTGATTAAATGGACGAACAGCTTATAGAGGATTTGACAAATTATCTTGAAGATGATGCAGAAACTGCGAGGATGATTCCTCTTTCAGCAAAGAGGGCTATTCGTTCATTTAAGAAGAAAAGGAATTATCCTTCCTCTTACAGTGATGAGAAAATAAATTCCGATATGGAAAAATGTTATGATTGCATATTTGATTTGGCTCTTTTCTTCCTGGTGAAACAGGGAGCTGAATTTCAAGGATCACATTCCGAATCTTCTGTAAACAGAAATTGGACTTCCGAAACTGAAATTTATGTAAATCATGGTGTTTTTCCATTTATCGGATTCTAAGATGGTGTGTGCGTGATACGTCAATCCTCCCACGTATCGCAGGGGTGCTTCAAGTTAGGTGGGTAGAAGCAATATCTTAAAAAATGGGAGTGATGGAAAGGAATAGCGATGGGATGTGAACACGAGTGTATCAACGAACACCGCTTGAAAGAATTGGAAAGTGCCGTCCATGAGATGAAAGAAAAGCATTCCAAAAGGGATGAAGGCTTTTTTAATCGTATCAATGCGCTAGAACAGAAAATTGCTTTATACAACAACGATCTGGGACACATCAAAGATACAGTTGACGAAATGAACGACAATTTAAAAGCACTCATGGAAAAGCCAGGAAAATTACAGGACAAAATTATTGCTTATGTCATAACTGGCATAATCGGTATTGTTTTAGGCTTTGCCCTTAAAGGCATTTTCCCGGTGTAATATTGATTCCACTAACAGGGAGGACGGTGGAATGGATAATTATAAAGACTTTTCAGAAGATGAAAGAATCTTCTATTTGCGTGAAGCTGGATTTGATTCCAGAGAAAAGGAGTTATTCCGATTGCGTGTTTATGAAGAAAAAACGCTTGCAGAAGCTTCAGAAATCATGGGCTACAGCACGAGAACCGTAGACCGCATAAACAGAAAATTAAAGAAGAAAATTATGAAAGTTGCCCCGATGTATTGTCGGGGCTTTTCTTTGTATTCATAAAATGTGGCGTATTTATGGCGTTATCATGGCGTGTTAATCAACCTCTTATTATTGTAAAATATAGTTATAAAAACAAGGGAGGTTTGAGATATGCAGTATGGTAATCCGTATTTTGCGCAACCATTTCAACAAATACAGCCGTATCAAGATAGATTAGCACAATTGCAGAATAGTTATCAGCAGGCAATGCCATACGGACAGGCACAGATTCAGCAACCAATACAACAAATGCCACAAGTACCACAAATCCCCATGTTGCAAGGACAGATGGTTGATGGCATTGATACTGTAAAGGCAAAAGACGTAGATATGTCTGGGAACCCTGTCTATTATCCAAAAACTGACGGTACAGAAGTTTACCGAAAACAATTACAGGCAGATGGAAGAAGTAGAATTTTCACTTATAGACTTGTAAATGAAGGAGAACAACCAGAAAGCAATAACACAAATCAAGTTGATATTGTTTCGCTGATTAACCAACTTCGTGATGATGTTCACGCAGAGATTTCTGAAATTAAAGAATTATTGCCAATACAATCTGAACCGCCCAAGACACAGAAGGGAGGTAATCAGAGATGAATTTCAACCCAAATACAATAATGAAACAAAAAATTCAGCAAATGATTTCTCAAAGGTTCGGAAGTGTTGATAACATGATGAACGATATGAGTAAATTTGCTGGAAACAATCCAACATTAAAAAATGCTCTGGATTTGTACAAACATGGTGATACAGAACAGTTGCATCAAGTTCAGCAAAATATATTTAAAGAAAAGAATTTTTCTCCCGAAGGAATTTTAGAAAAATTTTTAGGGATGAAATAACTTCCCCATAATTGGGTGATTCAGAATCGCTACAATTTGGGATGACAGCCGCGGATGTCTCCTATTGTAAATAAAATTTAAGGAGACTAAAAACATGATGAATGGTTCAAATTATAGTCTTAGCGACATTGCAGCCGCTACAGGCTCTAATAACCGTGCAAATGACATGTGGGGCGGCGATGGTTTTTCCCTTATCTGGCTTGTCCTTATTTTCGCAATCTTCGGCTGGGGCGGTTTCGGCGGCTTTGGCGGCTGGGGCGGCAATGGTGGAAACGGTACAAATGGTGCAGGTTTCCAAGGATGGGCTACCAGAGCGGATATCAACGAGGGCTTTGCTCTGAATGATATTCAGAATGGTATCAGAGGTATTCAGCAGGGCATTTGTGATAGCACATATGCGCTTAACAATACCATGCAGAGCGGTTTCAACGGCGTGAACGTCGGAATGCTTCAAGGTTTTAATGGCGTTCAGCAGGCAATCAATGCTGATACTGTAGCTGGTATGCAGAATACCAATGCATTACAGTCTCAGTTAGCAAGTTGTTGCTGCGAGACCAGAGAAGCCATCCAGGGTATCAACTATAACCTGGCTACCAACACTTGTGCATTGCAGAACACAATGAACAACAACACCAGAGACCTTCTGGAAAATCAGAACAGCAACACGAGAGCGCTGTTAGATTTCTTAACTCAGGATAAGATTGCAACATTACAGGCAGAGAATTCTGATCTGAAACGTGCTGCTTCCCAGGATCGCCAGTCTGCATTGCTTACAACTGCAATGGCTTCTCAGACACAGCAGTTAATCAATGCAATCAATCCTGCTCCGATTCCTGCATTCCAGGTTCCGGCTCCATATGCATACGCAGGATGCAATACATATGGTAACGGTTGTTGCTAAGTAACTCACCCTTAGAGGTTGACTAAATTCTAAGAGGTGGGTTGCGGCTCACCTCTTATTGATTGAGAGGTAAAAAATATGGCATGTAAGAATGTTTGTAAGCTTTGCAATCACCTTGTGCTGTCTACTGCAATTGCATTCACAGGTGGAAATCTTGTGGTTACTATCCCGGAAGGAAGCTACAACAATGGAGAAAAATACTGCATTGTTTTAGCACAGTCTATTCCAAATGCAACCACAATTACTGCCCCAGTTATGATTCAGATAGGAACAGGAACAACATTGTATCCGCTAGAGAATCGTTGCTGTGCACAGGTAACAGCATGTGGCGTAAGAACCAGAACAAAATATGCAACCAGAGTTGCAACAAGTGCTACTGGTGGAGCGTTCAAAATGTTAGGAAATCCGGCATGTAGTCCGAACAATAATCTGACTGCAATCAATGGTACAGCCCCAGCAGCAGACGCACCTGTTACACAGGCTGTTAGAAAGGGGGCACTGTAATGCATAAAGTTGCAATGGAAATGGGAAAATGGGCTATGGAAAAAGCCAAAACACATGGCTTTGATAATCTCAGTGCTCAAGATTGGGACGATTTGAAAGACTGCATGGAAGCAGTAAAATGTGCGATTTGCGCTGATAAAGATTATCGCATTGTGGAAGCTATGGATGAATGCGAACAGGAAGAAAAGTATCTTGGACGCATGGGATATGACCGTTACCGCTATTCAAATGGGCGTTTCGCTCCAAAAGGTAGGGGAACCAGAAAAGGTTATAGACCATATCTGTACATGGAAGACGATGACTGGATGGACGAGTATTTAAACAATCCAGAATTTGAGCACAATATGTACCGCATGGGATATCATCCAGACCGTAGTGATATGGAAATGGGTGACATGAATCGGAAGAAATCCAGATATGGCGAATCCTATGATAGATACGATGAGAATCGTAGACACTATCATGATTCCAAAGACACGGAATCCAAAAGAAAAATGGATGATTCCATGAAGGAGTACACATCTGACATTATCCGTAATCTCACTGAAATGTGGTCAGATGCAGATGCAACGCTCAGACAGTCAATGAAAACTGACCTGACCAGACTTGTACAGCAGATGAACTAGAGCAATAAATGAATTAAGTCCTTGTCGCAAATTAATGCGGCAGGGGCTTTTTTCGTAGAAAGGATGGTGAGAAACCATGCTGAAACAATTCTATATGAATGGGGACTTATGGAGAGTGCGCTTTGTTTCTCCCAATGATAATGTTTTGATTGACCGTACAGGGCAAAGGACACTTGCTGTATCTGATTACTCTACAATGACAATTTCAATTGCAAGCAACTTGCATGGAGAACTTCTGAACCGTGTATTCATCCATGAGTTAGGGCATTGTGTAATGTTCAGCTATGGTTTACTGCCAGAGCTTCACCGTATGATTAAGAAACGATATTGGGTGGACGCAGAGGAATTTGTATGCAATATTCTGGCAGACTACAGCCATTTCGCGATTGGCACGGCCAGAGATATTTTGGGAAACAAATTTACATACGTTTCGCCTGTTGGAATGGAAAGGATGATTGCATGAGAGTATTAAGATTTATTGTAAATAATCAAAGAATTTATCCAGATCCCAAGTGTGATTTCTCTGGACTGGTAAAGGGCACGACTGGATATCTTAAAGCATTGTTTATCTTTTCACCAGAGTGGAACGGATGTAAAACAGCTGCTTCATTTTGGAGAATGGAAAGAGAATACCCAGTAATACTGAAAAACAATCAATGTGAAATTCCAATGGAAGCCCTTACTTGGGATTATTTTTCTGTATCTGTCACTGGCGTAAAAGATAACGGAAAATACATTATAACTACTGGTAAAACCAAAGTATCACAAAGGGGGTAGAACATGGCAACAGCACTTGATTTACTTATGAGCACAAAAGAAGATGTTAATTTGCTTTCTGAAGAATCCGATATATGCACAATTGACGCTAAGACAAGGGTTATTTTTGTGCCCTCTACAATCGTAGTTGGTGGGGTGCAATCTGACAAGAATGCAGAACGTATTAAATTTTCATGTCCCAAAATTGTAGGAGATAATCTTGATTTATCCAAATTTTCAGTCAGAATTAACTTTGAAAACGTAAGCAGTGTGGATTTTAATGTTTCTATCAAAGACCAATACATTTGTGATGATGTAGCTGTAGATGGCGAAAATGTAACTTTTTCTTGGTTGATTGGAAGAAATGCAGCAAGGTATATGGGAATGGTACGTTTTATTGTTTGCGCTGTTAAAACGGATTCCGATTCAAATATTAGTGTTGAATGGAATACCACAATAGCGGAAGTACCAGTGCTAGAGGGTATCGAGATTGATCAACCACAGATAGGAAAGGAAGAAAAAGATGTTATAAATCAGCTTTTGGAGCTTACTAAAAACACATCTTCGGAAGCTGTTCAAAATGTAAATTCCGCAAAAGAACAAGCTATTAAGGACATCCAGAGTGTATCACAGCCAGACACTACATTGACTATAGAAGGTGGGCTTGCAGAAGCAAAAGCAACTGGAGAAGCTATTGGTTCGATAAAGGAAGATTTGAGTAGCTATTATCCAAAGAAACAAGGCGCGTTCAAATGCATAAATATGGTTTCAAATTTGCCTGATGAAGTAATTATGCCATCTGGAATTGAAAAAAATATTTTGGATGGTGTATGTGCTATCAATGGTACATCTACAATTGATTATCCAAATCTCATTATCAAAAAATCTATATTAGCAAACCATGTATATTTGTTCTCTGTAAAGATGAAAGAGAATGAAAATACCGTTCAAACATGTTCTCTTATAACAAGAATTGGAACGAAACCTATTACACGAAACACATTAGGTGAATATCCCACACAGCTTTTTGAGAATAAAAACTATCCTGGGTACACTACTTTTTGTGCACTCTTCTCACACAATTCAGATGCGGATGTCGATTTCTCAATTTCGTTTGATCTTACAAAAACTAGCAAAAAAGTAGCTATTTCTGCAAAGGATATCATCATTACGGATGTAACAGGATTGTCAGATACACAAATAATAGAAATTGTAGAAGCTGGAATGAAAGATGATGTGTATTATAATCCCGGTAAAAATGTTGCAGATGCTTTGTCTAATCAAGCAAAGGAAGATATCACAGTTGAAACAATAAAGAGAATGTATCCAAATCCAAACGGATATTGGCATGGAAAGAAATGCTTGGTTATTGGAGATGGCACATCTGCCACTGAACAGTGGCAAAAAAAACTTTCCGAAAATCTCGGTATGAGTGTAACAACTCACGCAAAAGGTGGAATTGGATTTTTGCAGATGGTGGTTGGTAGTCTTGGGTACGAAGGCAATTATGATAACGAAACAGGAAACACTGGCGTTTTACAACCATTAAAAGCAATTGATGTGTATGACAAAGATTTAATCATTATTTTTGGCGGATTTAACAACAGGGGTACTAAACTCGGTGAAATCACTGATTTATACAAAACTGATGGAACAGGACAAAATACCGTGACTGGACAACTGCAATTCGTGCTTAATTGGATATATGATTTACTGAAAGGAAATGAATCTTATGCTCAAAATTTAAAGTGTAAAATCGTCCTTGTAACACCGTATTGCTGCGGAAAATACAGTTATGCCGACTATGACGGTTATGGTGGTGACAGTTGGGCGGGTTATACATTGCGTGAAATGTGCGACAGAATTGTTGAAATTGCTGCGTTAAACAACTGTTCTAGTTATAATGCGTGGGAAAACAGTGGAATTGGTCGTCATACATGGACAATTTATTCCGCATCTCCTACCGCAACGAAAGAAGCGGGAAGTGATGCTGCACCGTATCCTACAAATGCAGACCAACTACACCTCAACAATTCCATAGGATATCCACATTTAGGGGATTGTATTTCTGCTTTTGTGAACGGAATTGTTTAATTAACTCAAGAGGACTTTAGTTAAGCAACCAAATTTAAGAAAGAGAGGAAATATGAGAGGATTATTCCGTCAAAAGCAAAAAGTATATTGGTCACGAATTACTGAAAAAACACAAGGATTAGACCGTATTAAAGTTTATGAGAAACCAGTTTTATACTCTTTTTCTGTATCATCTACAGCCGGAACACCAGAAGAAATTGCAGCCGGAATAGTGCCAGATTATGACAGGTACATTACAAGCTTTAATCGAAATTTCCATCCACAGGAAGCAGATATATTTTGGATAGACAGAATCCCACAAATAAGTGAGGATGGAAGCCTTATTTTGGATGAAAATAGAGAGCCCACAGTATTGCCAGACTACACACTAAAGAAGATTTTAGACACAAAAAAAGGCAATATTGCCAGATACGGAATTTCTAAGAAGGGAAACGAAGATGGGTAAGAAAATAAAGTGTACCTTATCACAGAAATCAATCCAAAAAGCTATTGATGAAATAAAAAAATATCAAAAAACTTTAAGGAATAAAAATGAAATCTTCATAAAAAGATTATGTGAATTAGGGATTCCAGTTATTGACCAAAATATTTTGGCAGCACAAGGCGATTCTGATAAGAACCACAATACTTACATCAAAATTAACAGTTTTGGGGACTATGCAGAAGCCCATTTAATATGCGAAGGCAAAAGCATTTTATTCATTGAATTCGGCGCTGGTATTTACCACAATGGTGCAGCCGGTTCTAGCCCACATCCAAAAGGAGAAGAATTTGGTTATACAATCGGTTCTTACGGACAAGGAAAAGGAAAAAACGATTCCTGGGTATATATTTCTGATTCCGGCGAATGGGTACGTTCTTACGGTACAGAAGCTACAATGCCAATGTATAAGGCAAGCGTAGAAATCATTCAGAATATCCGTAAAATTGCTAAAGAAGCGTTCTCTTCTTAAAGAAGATACCATAATATACTGAATGATACTAAACAATTATGTTATCATTACAGTGTTAAATTGTAGTATAAAATGCAATGCGTTCACTATAAAGGTGAGTGCATTTTTTTATTGTGAGGTGACAGATATGCCAGACACAATAGAATCTCCTGTATTAGAAGTTTTTTCAAGATGGGGAGCGGCTGTTTCTAAGATTACTGGCGCAGACAATTATTCCATGGATGGCAGTGAAACAAATGCTTCCGGTAAAAAAGCATATGCACAGCTTTATATGCTTGGTAATCCAATTACAAGAGGTGACCTTGAAGGGGATGAATGTGCAACAATGCCATCATTTCAAGTAAATTGCTTCACATCTGGTAGCAAAGCATTAACCAGAGTGTATGAATTGGACAAAATAAGTCACAAAGCTATGGTGAGCATGGGATTCCGTCGTACATATGGACCGGAGCCTATGTTTTTTGGTGACAGTGGAATCAAAAAGCTTGTAAGCCGATACAGCCGAATATATACAGGAACCTTATTAGATTAGGAGCAGAAATGCTTCTATTTTTTTACCCAAAAATATGAAAGGAGAACGCCAAATGAAAGCAGACAAATTACTTTGGCTGAAAGCAGCAGGAATTAGAGCTGTAAAAACAGTCGCACAAACAGCAATAGCAACCATCGGAACCGCAACTGTAATTGGCAGTGTTGACTGGAAAATGGTTTTATCCGCGTCTTTACTTTCCGGCTTTTTATCACTGCTTACATCTGTAGCAGGATTACCAGAACTGAAAACAGACAAAGAAGAGTAGAAAGGCGGTGATCCGCTATCTCCCGGCACAGGGTTACGTGCATAAAGCTTAAATTAAAGAAAGGAGCCTATTAAAATGGCAGATTTAACAACACTTGGCGTAACTTTTCATTACGGTGTTGAAACCGTTAAAGGAACGAAGCCAACTGCATTCACCTGGTTAAAAAGATGTAGTTCTATTGGTGGAATTTCTCTTGATACAGAACAGATTGACGTATCCGCACTCGAAGACTTCATTACACAGTACGCATCTGGTAGACAGGATACTGGTGGTACTTGGGATGTAACCTTCAATATTAACGCTGATGTTATCACGGCGCTCAAGAAACTTATGTCCGATGCGGCAACAGGAAAGTCAAAAGGATTTAGAGTTTGGTTTGAAGTTGTATTTCCAGACCTCGCTGATGCATTCTTTGTTATCGCAGACCCAGGGAAAAATATTCCATTATCTGATATTGGACAGAATGAAGCAGCAACAATTCCGCTGTCCCTCATTATTCAAGAGTATAAAGGCCTTGATACAAAAGTTGTTTCTGACGAACTTACGCAGGCTTTAGATACCGCAAAAGCAGTAGCAGATTCCACAGGTGCAATGACACTTAACTAATAAAATATATCGGGAGGATTATAAAATGGTAACTTTCAATGTACATGGAAAAGAATATAAGGTTGTATTTGGATACGGACTTCTTACAAAAACAGATGTGCTAGACAAGGTACAGGGGATTACAGATGGAAAAGAGAGAAGTCTTCAGAAGATGATTTCTCTTCTCCCGGAACTGCTTCTTGCCGGACTTCAAAAGAAGCACAAGGAAGAGTTTGGGTATGAAAGTGATTCTGAAAAAGAAGCTGCTCTTGATAAAGTCTGTGACCTTTTGGATGATTACGAAGATGAAGGAACTGAGGAAAATCCAAAAAGCGGATTTGATTTATACCGACTTCTCGACAAAGAATTGGAGAAAAATGGTTTTTTATCCGGTCTGCTGAATGCAGTAGCAGAAGCACAGGCAGTAGAGAAGAATGCAACGAAGCTCCCACAGGATCACAAAAAGAAAAATTAACTTTTCGAGAAGTTGTTTACCAAGAGATTCTTCCTTTATACCTCTCTATTGGTGTATCTAAAGAAGAATTTATGGATTCTACCCCAACAGAGTTAAAGCCTTATCTCGAAGCTGAAAAGATACGCCAAAAGAGAAAAGATGCCGAACTCTGGCAAGCTGGCATTTATGAAACATCAGCCACATTCACAGCTGTTGCAAATGCTTTAATGGGGAAAAAGTCCAAAGCAGAGTATTTGAAGAAGCCTTTACTGGAATCAGCAGAGAAAGAAAAGCGTAAACAGGAAGGTATACTTTCCGAAGAAGAAAAGAAAAAACAGAGAAACGCACTATTGGCAAGCTTGCAACTCATGCAGGCGAACTTTGAGCTTAACCATGAAAAGGGCAGGCAGGATGAATAAGTCTTGTCTGCCCTTTATTTTTTTGTAAAAAAGGAGGGATAAATAAAATGGCTGACAATACCATAGATACCCTTGATATACAGATTAGCAGTAGTACAGAAAAAGCAGTACGCGCGCTGACTAATCTTTCAAACAAACTCACAGAAGTTAATTTCGCATTAAGCGGAGTTAATGCAAACGGATTACGTAGTTGTGTAAGGGAACTTGGAAAGCTAAAAGAACTTGATATAGGGAAAATGACAAGCATTGCTGATGGAATTGGAAAATTCTCAAATTCCATAAAGACAATGGGTGGAGTAGATTATAAAGGTTCTGGTCTGAATGCAGTTATCAACTCAATCAACAGGCTTAGCCAGGTTGATGTTAGTGGATTTGATTCTGGAAAACTTGGAGAAATAATCCATCAATTAAGCAATTTGGCAGAGATTCCAGATGTATCTTCCGGCGTTAATCGTTTTGTTAATTCAATGGCTAGATTAGCCAATTCCGGTGAATATATTGCAAATGTATCGGCTGAATTACCTGCATTGGGAAGTAACTTGAAATTTATCACAGAAAGCTTTATTGGTGTTGATGGAATTTCAGATTCAGTAAATAGGTTTGTTCAGTCAATTGCACAATTGGCAAGCGCTGGGAATAAAATCGGGCAAACATCAAGCCAACTTGGAACACTAGCGAATGAAGTATTGTCGTTCTTCAATGTAATGAAAATTGCGCCAAGAATCAGCGAAAATACAATAAGAATGACAGAAGCTTTGGCACAGTTGGCTAATGCAAGTGGAAAAATAAATAAAACCACAAATTCTCTTTCGAATTCATTTTCGAGATTATCAAATGCCACAAACGGACTTGGAAACGCTGGGAAAAAGTTATCATCCATGATTGGAGCTGCTAGTTCCGCTTTAACTGGATTTGGAAATAACGCAAATGTAACTTCAAAAAAAGTTGGCTCATTAACTTCACAATTTGCCGGATTATATGCGAAATTCTTCACGATAACAAGAGGAATTAAAGCACTTTGGAGTTCTGTAAATTCTGCATCAGATTATGTTGAAACACTTAATTATTTTAACTCTGCGTTCGATCAAGTTACTGATGGATTAGATATCAGCAAATGGCAGAATGCAGGAGTAAAATCCGCAGAGGAATATGTCGGTTCCTTTGAAAAGCGTGCAAAAGAACTGACAAAAAAAATGACCGGATTTGAAGTATCAGATGCAGGTGATCTGACTAGAACAAAAGGCGCGAGCCTTGGACTTGATCCAAAACAAACGATGAACTATCAAGCTACTTATGCACAGATGGCGTCATCAATGGGGGCAACAGCCGATGCGTCAACAAAGGTTTCGCAGGCTTTGACCGAAATAGGGGCAGACCTTGCTTCTGTAAAGAACCTTGAGTTCAACGATGTATGGAATGATATGGCATCCGGAATAACTGGAATGAGCAGGGCACTTGATAAATACGGTATTAATATTCGTGTAGCAAATTTACAACAGGAACTTTATAACCTTGGAATTGACGCTACTGTATCAAGTCTAAGTCAATCAGATAAAGCTATATTAAGAACAATTACAATATTAAATAGTTCTAAATATGCATGGGGCGACCTGGCAAATACGATTAATCAACCGGCAAACCAACTTAGATTACTGCAATCTAACTTCGCCGCACTTTCAAGGACAATAGGCTCGTTATTCATTCCGATTATCTCAAAGGTTCTTCCATATATGAATGCCTTTGTTATTGCAATTCAAAGAGCTTTTTCGTGGGTTGGAAAACTTTTAGGTGTCAAAATGTCCGATTATGTTGCTTCCACAGGAAGTGCCGTAGTCGATATGGGGGATATCGCAGATAGTACAGAAGCTGCAGCTTCTGGACTTGATAAAACAAATGACAATGCTAAGAAATTAAAGAAATCCTTATCCGTTCTTTCTTTTGATGAATTAAATCAGTTAAATGATGCGAAAGTTAGCACGTCTTCTGGCTCTTCTGGAAGCGGCGGCGGTGGGAGCACACATCTTCCGGAACTTGATGCGGCTCTGGATAAAGCTCTATCAGAGTATCAATCCGCCTGGGATAAAGCCTTTAAAGAAATGAATAATAAGGCAAATAACACGGCGGATCAGATTGTATCTGCATTTAAGAAAATTCGTAAAGCTGCCGAACCAACAACCACATCAATCAAGAAACTTTATGATGAAGGACTTAGCAAGCTTGGGGAATTTTCAATTACCGCATTGAAAGACCTTTGGAATAACTACTTAAAGCCAATGGGAGCATGGATGCTATCTGATAATTCCGGTCTTCCACGGTTCTTTACCATTACAAATGATTTACTCAATAAAATCAATTGGAGTAAACTGAATAGCTCACTTTCAGGCTTCTTTACAATGCTTCAAAAACCAACACAATTTGTTTGGACTGGTCTCATGGATTTCTATGAGAAGTTTCTCGTACCAGTAGGAGCCTGGACAATGAATAGCGCAATCCCGGAGCTTGTTGACGCATTGACAAATTTCGGAAACAACATTAACTGGAACGAACTCAATTCGGCATTGAAGAACTTCTGGGATGCTCTTTCGCCATTTGCTCAAAATGTAGGGCAAGGAATTGTAGATTTCTTTAAAGACTTGCTCGATGTTGGAGAAAATTTTATTAACACAACACTTCCTGGAGGATTAAACTCTATTGCTGATGCTATAAAGAATATCAGCCCGGAAACCGCACAAGCAATTGGAAAAGGACTTGGACAGATTTCTGTTGCAATACTTGGTTTTAAGGGACTTTCCTTTATTGGTGGAATTATCGGAAAAGATAGCCCATTAGGAAAAGGACTTGCCGCATTATCCAAACACCCATATCTTGCTATGGCTGGAGGTATCGCAGGAATCGTACTTGCGCTTGACAATTTTGGAGTTATTGATGTTGACTGGGAGTGGATTTGGAGTAGTGTTGACAGGGTTAAATCAGCTCTTCAGAGCTTTATAGATAATGTTGATTGGGAAGCTCTCGGCACGGCTCTTGGGAATCTCTGGGATGCGTTTCAGCCTTTCGCAGAGGGATTTGCAGATGCGCTAATCACTGGGCTTGAAGGAGTAATTAATATCGGAGCGGACTTAATCAACGGTATCGCAAATGCTATTAATTGGCTTTCCGAGAAGTTAAGTGGAGTTGATCCAGAATTTATAAAACAAGTTGGTGCTGCATTCGGAACATTGTTTGCAATCAAAATAGCCAAAGATATTGCCACCAAAATCTTTTCCTTTGCTAGTGGAATCGGTTCATTGGCATCAAAACTTTTAAATTTCCCACTTGATACCGCATCTTCCCTTCCTACTATCATCGGTGATATTGGTGGAGCAGCTGAAACAGCGGCTACAGGTGGATTATCTTCATTTTCTTCAACGCTTGGTACTATATTTGGAACCGCTGGGATTGTATTTGTTGCAACGGCATTATCTGTTAAACTTGCTAAAGGAATTGCAAGTATTACAGAAGCTGCGCAAGGTGGAAATGGAATTCTATCACAAACAGGTGGTTATCTCCATGATTATACAGGCGAGATGGAAAGTGCGCATAAAATAACACAAGACCAAGCAGAAGAGCTTTGGAAGTTAATTGAAGCAGATGAAAGTGCCGGAAAATCAAATTCTGAAATGTACGATAGTTTCATTCAGAAACTTGGAGAATTCGGCGTATCAACCGAAGATGCAAAAAAAATTCTCGAGAAATATGGCGCACAGGCGGGTGTATCAACTGGATTTTTGGAAGATATGACTGATAAAGCTGTAGCCCTTGGAGATGGTGTATCTGAATCAGCAGGAAAATTTGACACAACCAAAATCAGTATATCTGATTTGAAAGACGAACTTTATCTTTTAAGTCTTAGCTCTGATCAATTTAGTGGAGACTACTTAACTGCTAAAGATGCTCTTGATAGTGCAATATCTGGAAGAACATATGCTAATACAGAAGAAGCACTAGACGCAGTTTATACGTCATTAAAAAATGCTGGCGTTCCGTTAGATGAATTAGATGAAAAACTCAGAAAAGATTTTCCAGATGCAGTTGTCACAATGGAAACAAGTGCAAAGAATTCTTTCGATGGAATGAATACATCTGTGAAAACAGCAGTGGGAGGTATTACTACCGCTGTTGCAAATGCTTCTAGCTCCGTATCGTCCAAGACAAAAACTGGCTTTGGTCTCGCCAATGCCGCCGTAAGCACGTCAATGGCTGGAATGAAAAAAAGCACAGAAAGCACAATGCCTTCTATTTGGTCGAAGATAAAGAACACGAATGATGATGTTGAAACCAACTCTAAAACAAACTGGGGAAATTCTGCAAGCGCTGTATCGACAGCTCTCGGAACCATGGACACCGATACCAAAGATGTAATGGGTAAGGTTATGACAACCATTCAAAGTTATTGGTCTTCTGTTCTAATCAATACAAACCAGATTTGGGAAAAGGCTTCTGGTAAAGTTGACACGGAAACTGGGAAAATGAAATCTTATACAGAAACCAATTTGTCTGGGATTTCGGATAAAATTAAAAGGCTATTTAATGTTAATCTTACATCAATTGGTCGGGAAACTGCTCAATCATTCGCTGATGGCATGAAACAAGTACACTTACCAACTCTGACTTATTATATTTCAGAGTGGAGAAAACATGATCTTGGCGGTGGAAGAACCAGTTCTACACCAGTTTATAAGCCTAATTGGTACGCCAAAGGTGGCCTTTTCAACGGTGCACAGGTAATTGGTATCGGTGAAGCCGGTTCCGAAGCCGTTCTTCCTCTAGAAAATCCGCGAACCATGAAGAAGATCGCAGACAGCATTGTTTCCAGTTCGGACGGAAGCATGGGACTTACAAAAGAAGAAATGGCAAAAGCAGTAGCCCAGGGAGTTGCAATGGCAATGAGTATGAACAGCGGAAATAAGAATCCGCAGTACATTATGAACAGTATTATTCTGGACGGAAGCGAGATTGCGAAAGCAGTAACAAAAGCCCAAAATGATACGGATAGCCGTTTCAAACCATCCCCGGCATATTGATTTTTGGCTGATTGTGTGGTATAATTTCTTCAATGAAGAAGTACACACGGTCTTGATTTTTGAGCCGCTAAGAAGAAACTAATATTTCTCAATCGTGAGGAATTTTTATCTTACTTGGCGGCTCTTTTTATTTTATCCATTAATATAAGGAGGAATGGAGAATGTTGGTAGAAGTTATGATGATTGGAAAAGTAGAAACCAGTATTGCAACAAGCCTAGATATTGCGGAGACATTCGGGAAAGAACATAAAAGGGTTTTGCAAGATATAAGAGAGCTTGAATGCAGTGAGGATTTTAGACGGCACAATTTCGTGCAGTCCTCTTACGTCAATTCTCAAAATAAGAAACAGCCAATGTACTATGTAACCAGAGATGGATTTACACTTTTAGCTATGGGCTATACTGGCGAAAAAGCAATGAAATTCAAAGAGGGCTATATTCGGCAGTTTAATGCAATGGAAAAGCTTCTTATTGGAAAAATCAAAGAACGTGAAAAAGGAATTGCAGTAAGGCAAGCGTTTACAAAGGCAATCCAGCAATCTTCTGAAAATGAAAGAATGCACGGACATGCCTATTCTACATATACAGACGTTATTTACAAGTCCATATTTGGCAAAAACGCCAAGCAACTGAGAGAGGAATTCGGAATCACAAAAAAAGAAAGTATGAGAGATTATTTTTCAGAAGAAGAGTTGGTGAAAGTTCAGAACGCAGAAATGCTTGTGAGCGCATTAGTCGGATATGGATGGGGATATAACGAAATAAAAGAATTTATTCTGAATAAAGGAATTAATAAAATTGCGGCATAATTTTGAATTTTTAGACAGCCCGCATTTAAAATGAGGTCTGGAAAGGTTCGATTTAAAATGGAACCTTTTTCACAGGGAGGAATATCATGTCATATAAAAATTACATCTTAATCCAAAAGCATTTATTCCGCAGCGAATACATTTTTGCAGATACAGAAGAGTATCTGGCAGACCAACTTTTTAAGAATGAGAAAATCAGAGTGAATTTCGGAAAAGAATATGGACACACAGAAGAGAAGTATCTTCTTGTTTCCTGTAAAATCTGGAACAAAGATCAAGGCAAATTTTTTAAAGCCATGGAAAAGCTGAGAAATAAAATGCCACTGGTCGGGAATACCGACTATGAGGAATTTTGCAAAGAAACATTCAAAATGTTTGATTAATTAATTCGGTAAAACCAGTGGGCTAGGTTGGCCGCCGAAAAGCGTAAACCTTGATACGCCTGTCCACTGTTTTTATAAATCAAGGATTCTGGCACAATACGGAGAGTGCCTACGACCAACAAGGAGGTTATCTAATATGAAAGGTAAATTATCAGATCTTTTTTTATCCAGCAAAGAAAGCGTTATCATCAAACCAGATTTAGCAGTAAAATTAGGGCTAAATGAAGCCATTGTTTTACGCCAAATTTATTACTGGCTTGAAATAAATGAAAAATTGCAAAGAAATTATTATGATGGAAGATATTGGACTTTTAACACGATGGAAGAATGGCAAAAGAATAATTTCCCATGGTGGTCTACAAAAACTATAGAAAGAGCTTTTAAAAGTTTAATTTCTTCCGGAATTGTTATCACTGGAAATTATAATAAAGACCAAAGAGACCGTACAAAATGGTATTCCATCAATGAAGATGTTCTTGAAAATATATTAAATGGTATAGTAAAGGAGAACCCAAAGACAAATAGCCAATGTGCATCTGGACAGAATGACGAAAGGCATAGACAAAATGACGAAATGCACAAAGACAGTTCGGGGGAAGCATTACCAGAGAATACTTTCAAAGATTATCATTCAGAAACTACTATACCAGATACTACATCTCCTACGGAGTTAAAAGAAGAAAAGAAAAATGCATACCACTCTAACGAGTGGTTCAATTCTCAACATATCAAAAATATGTTGACTGAGGATAACATCCAGTATATTCCAATAGACCGTAAATCTTTTAACTGGTCTGCATTCAAGAACCAGGTTTCAGTACGGCTTGAAGAATTGGGATATACGACAAGCCCATATACAACCAACCGCTTCCTGGTAGTATCGAAGTATTTCTTCAAGAGGTACGAAGAACGAACCAGAAAACCACACACAAAAATCAATCAAGACGCTTTGGATAATATCCTGGACAAGTTTGGATTCGGGCCAAATCCAGATTACTTCCAGAATGTTGAGATTGAAACATATATGAAAGTGATTGATGAATACTTTGGCACTTCATTTAGTGAGTACACGGATCACCATTATTCGCATTTCATGTCTGGCTACATACGGAAAAATTTGTTAATGAAAATTGAGGACAGGGAGGACACACTATGATATTTTGGCTATCAATAATCATTTTTGCAGTCGGCGTTGTTATTCTGATTGCAAATAGAATAGGAGAATCTTTAAGCTACGAATATGAGTATTCGAATGTGAGCGCAACCGTGCTTGTTTTGGGCGTAGCAGTGGCTTTTATCGGTGCGGTATATCTTTTGATCGCTGGATTGCTTTTAGCAATAAGCCAGACTACGGTTACCGCCACCAGACAGGCAAATGCAGAGAAATACAAAGCATTGACTTACAAACTGGAAAGTGAAGCTTGCCGAGATCAATTCGGACTTCTCAACAAAGAAATTATTGACGAGGTACAAAGATGGAATGTAAATGTAACTTACTACAAAGCAATGGAAGATAACTTCTGGGTTGGAATTTATTATCCAGATGTGTACGGTGATCTTGGAACGATTGATTATGAGACATATGAGGGTAATTAATTGACATGATAAAATAATCAAATCCGTTTCAAAAACCTCTCATCCGATAAAATATAGGCACAAGCCAAGAAAATTGAAATTTGAGCAAAGAAATAAACTAATTGTGGAGGATTAAAACATATGAGCCAAATAGGAACAGAACTTCCAACAGAATATTCAGACCGTTTCGATAAATTACGACAGAACAGGGTTGAGGTAAGCTTTTACAAATATGGCACAGCAAAGGATAACTTCGGGGAGAAGTTGGTAAACGCCTTGGAATCCCACGATATGTGCATCAAAAAGTATCGTGAGACAGGAAACACAGAATATCTTTGCGATGCAGCTAATTATTTGATGTTTGAGTTTATGTATCCTCAAATTCAAGGCGCATACTTCAAAGCAACAGATAGCGGAGAAAGTGCCGGAGTTGCCGGAACACCAATTAATCAGCTGAAGGAGAAGTGGTATTGATGGACTTTAAACAGACTTACTTTTCCATCTGGCAGGAAATATGGAACCTCCACAAGAAGTATGCCTTTATCTCAAAGGACGATATTCCGCAGTGGGAAAATCTCACCATGGAAGCAAGCCGGATTCACGATAAATACTCCGATTCGGTCGGCGCAAAATTTGCCGAAGCTCTTTTGTTTGCCGTAACTGCGGAAATTGATAGAAAAGCGAAATAGGACTTCCAGAATACGTCCAAAGGTGGTACAATATGGGTATCAATTATTGGGAGGTATGAGTGTATGAAGAAAGTGAAAAGAGTTATTGTTGCGGCAACTGCAATAATATGTGAGTGTTTTTCACCTATCGCAGTAAAAGCAAGTATTGATGATGTAAATACATTTTTACAACAGTATGAAAATGATGATAATGCATTTTATACAGAAGAATACAGCGGAAAAGATTCGGAAGGGACGGAATATAAAACACTTATCGTCAGAACTGATTTATTTAAAGTAAATGTCAGCTTTATGGATATGGATGAAATTTTTGCGAATATGTCCTCACAGGAATGGTTTGACTATACCACTATTTGTAGCATAGGTATTAGTTCAAATGTTGGTTCTTTATTGTCAACTAATGTCTATGATACAAAAAGTGGAACGAAAATAAATAGCTTAAGCGATCATCCTTTATCAATGAGATTTCCTTGGATAATAAAAACCGAAAACGAACTTTCTGATGAAGAACGAACTTTCCTTATGAGGATAACGCAAGAAATATTACAAAGCGAGTTGGATAAATCCATTTCATTGAATATTGGAACTGAAAATGAGAGTAAATGCACATTCAAAGCTTGCAATGGCTTAGCAGAAGTCAGCGGAGAATACGAATTGAATAACGTATCATATAAATTTATAACTCAGTTTACTTACGAAACAGAAGATAACCAGGATGGAACATACGAAGAGTTATATACAGGCGCAAATGATATAGATATATTTGGAACAAAAGTAATGTTTGAACATAGAACATACGATAAGTAAAAAAAAAATCGGCTAGGGATTTCTCCCTAGCCTTTATCTTAATTCATCCAACTATATGTATATGAGTTGTTTACATATATTTCAAATCTATCTGGTGTTATTGTGTCATAATTTCTATCATGAGGAAAACTAAATTCAAGATAAGCAGTTGAACCAGGATTTTCTACACGAGCATAATTATAATCATATCCGACAATTCTTCCACCCTTATAAAATACAACAGCGATTTGAGTAGAATAATTTTTTCTTCCTTGATTTTTTACTTCAACCATTACATTTTTATCACCAAAATTTGAAGAATAATGAATGCCAGAATTATTTGTTATTGTATTTGTTGCTTTTTCAATTTTTAAATTTATTTTAAAAGAGTCCCAAGTCTTGTCATAGTCCCAACCTTGAAGCGCACATTTTGAATGCGCCGCAAATGCAAAGTTACGTGATTTTTCGGTACCAACCATTCTTCCGTTTAAATAATATACAAACTCAACCGTTAAATCTACAATATAATCATAATGGTTTTCAAGAATTGCCACGGCTCCATACGGTGTAGATTCTGCATGATACGTTACGACATTCTTTTTACCACTGGTGTTAGTGTTTGTATTGCTATTAAATCCACCATTGCCGTTAGAAGCATTTTTCACAGTAACTTTACATGTATATTTCTTTTTACCAATCTTTGCAGTAATTGTAGCGGAACCTTTCTTTTTCGCCTTTACACGTCCCTTGGAAGATACCGTTGCCACAGACTTCTTGCTACTTGTCCATTTTACTTTTCCTTTTGTTCCAGTTACTTTTAATTGTAATGTCTGACCGACTTTCAAAGTGGCTTTTTTCTTGTTGATTTTACCAGCCGCCGATACTGGAACTGCCATACAGACAATCAGTAACATTATGGTCAAAACTGCCAGTAACTTTTTGGATTTTTTCATATGCGTTTTCCTCCCTAAATCAGTATGATATCTGTATTTTACCACTCCAAAATGAATAGTGGAATAGGAAATTTGAAAAAAATAACGATTCATCAAAATGACGAATCGTCAGTAAAAAAAACTGCCCATTAAAATTGAAGAGCATGGTTCTTCACTAGGAGGAACGAACAGAAAAATTGATATTTCGTCTTTATGGCAGACTATATATGCTTACAAGGTGCACGAATTTGAGCGGTTATATAGGTTTTAGCCATACATGGCGAAAAGGCGTAGAAATTTCGACACCTTTTATTTTTAATAGGGGTGCTTCTAATTTGATGCACCCTACTTCTATGATTGATATTTTGAACTATCATCAATTTGATGACGGTTAGCATTTCGGACAATTTGTCCTAGGTTCGCCACAATGACTAGTGACTCCGCATTCATGCGGAAAAGTGGATGCTTCAATCACCAAAGTCAATTTTACTTCGGCTAACTGCGACTCTTCCTAAAAGACGAGACGCACACTGTCGAAAATTCGACAGTGAATAAGCCGCCGAAATTTCGGCTCCATTATTTTGTGGAAGCCAATTCTACTAAAATTTTAGCGAAAAGGTGTTCGTCATAATGACGAGAACCTTGATTGATACGTTTTCTAAAATAATAGAAAATGCTCTTGACTTTTGTACGCCCATAAATTATAATGAATTATGCAAGGACAAAATAGGGAGGTGAACAAAATGTCCCCAAGAACAGGTAGGCCACCTGTAAATGGTGAATCAAGAAAGGAAAAGCTCAATATTCGTCTTACAAAAGAAGAAAAAGGACGCATAGACAAATGTGCAGAAGAACTTGGAATTTCAAGAACGGACACCATTATGAAAGGAATCGGTCTAATAGAAGATGAAATAGGCGAAAAATAAGGAACTGGCTCCCTAGGAAAGAAACAGTCCCTTATACAACACCCCCTACAGGGGATATGCAAATTATAACACTGTATATCCCCTGTTTGCAAATAGATTTTTTAACAACAGGAGGATTTTCTATATGAACGAAATCACAATTAACACAGCTAACCAGACACCTATCGAAATTGCACTTGGCATTGATGAAGAGGGAATGACTACTGCCAGAAAGTTATATGCCTTTTTAGAATTGGATTCTAGCAATTATTCAAGATGGTGCAAGAGCAACATTACAGGAAATGAATTTGCAGAGGAAAACGTTGATTATTGGGCATTCGTCATTAATGACGAATGGGGAGGGCAGGCTACTAAGGACTACAAAATTACTGCTCATTTTGCAAAGAAGTTATCAGTAAAAGGTAATAGCGAAAAAGCAGAAGAAGCTAGAGAATATTTTACTAGACTTGAAGAAAAGGTAAAACAACAAGTAATTGATTATTCTAAACTGTCCCCCGAACTGCAAATGTTTAATCAGATTTTTCAACAGGTAGTCAAAACCGAACTGGAACAGAAGAAACTTGCGGAACGTGCCGACCAACAAGAGAAGAACATGAAAACCATCATTGATACCTTTAAGGGAACAGATTCCGATGTTGGAACAGAGAAGTGGGTAAACAGATGTATTTCAAAGATTGCTGAGAGCGATGATTTCTCTTACTCATTCGGGAATAAATATGCCGCCGCCAGAAACGAAAGCTACCGTAGATTATCAGACAGAGCTGGTTGCCGATTGGATCAGCAACTTAGAAATGCGATTTCCAGAGCCGAGGAAAGAGGATGCACCAAGGCACAGACTAACCAGATTAATAAACTGTCCGTGATTATGCAGAATAAGCGGCTGAAAGAGATTTACGTTAGTGTGATTAAAGAAATGATGATTGCATACAGAGTAGAAATCGCATAATTAGATTTTTACAGGGATACACAGGAGGAAAATAAAATGACAAATGCTGAATTACAGAAAACAATTGACGAACTGAACGCAGATAACAACGAGTGCTTAGTGCTTCTGGACGAGTATATGTACCGCCAGAGAATCATTGAAAATCTTATCAATTTGAAAGACCTGTCAAAATTAAAGGGAATGTATCTCTTTACCAAACAGTTAATCGGGGAAGCGTGATTGTATGGCAAACAGAATCCAGTTCAATGACTTTCAGAAAAAGAGTGTGTACGCCAAATGCAACGGAAAATGTGCAATATGCGGTAAACCTGTCAAATTCAAGAAAATGACAATCGACCACATTACACCGCTGTCCCGGGGCGGCACCAATGATATTAAGAATCTGCAACTTGCGTGTAAGCGCTGCAACAGCATGAAGAGCAACATGACAATGGATGATATGATGGGGCAGATTTCCGAGATTTTGAAGTATAACCGCAAACAGAAGTTGATTAGAGTGTTGGGAGGAATTGTGGAATGATTGACTATAAAGAAGAAATCAAGAAACTTTTGGAAAAAGTAGATGATTATTATGATCTCAAAAGAACATATAAGTTGCTCGAATACCTGTACTTAGAGGAAGTTTTAAAAACAGTGAAATGATACTAAAGTATACTGAATGATACTTTCACCGTATGCTATAATATACAATCATAATAAGCAAATTTAGAGCGTTTACCTTTCGGGGTAGGCGCTTTTTTCGTGTGTAAAAATACATGAGGGTTAGCATATGGCAGAAGCATTTTTAAAAGTGGATGGGGTAGCAATGCCCTGTCCTTCTTCTTTTACATGGGGATTACAGGATATATCAGCATCAGAATCTGGCAGAACTGACGATACAACCATGCATAAAAACAGAGTTGGACAGAAACGAAAGCTGTCTGTAGGTTGGAATGGCCCAGACTGGGACACTGCTTGCAAAATTATACAGGCAGTAAATCCAGAGTATATACAGGTCACATATCCAGACTTGCTATCTGCAAATAAGCACGAAACCAGAACATTTTATGTTGGTGACAGGGAGTCCCCTTTTAAGTGTTGGTGGATAGGCAATGAGCGCATGGAAGGACTTAGTTTTGATTTTATCGAGAGGTAAGATATGCGAAATTTATCAACGGAATTTAAAGAACAACAGAATAGTGGAAACCGCAACTATCTGAAATATGCAGATTTTACCTTCACGGATGGAAGCGCATTATCCATTACCGACAAAGATTTATGGTCTAATGGTTTTAAATTTGAGGATGCAGTATCGCAAAGCGGTTCTTTTGATATCGGCGCAGCTATCGTAAATAAGCTGACATTGCAGATCAACAACTTTTCTGGCAAGTACACAGATTACATCTGGGACGGAGCGAGGGTTGTTTGCCATATCGGGCTTGAATTATCCACTGGTATTGAAAAAATACGTATCTGTACCATGACAGTAACAGATGCACCATATCAAAACACAGCGATAATCAGTTTGGCTTGCGAAGATTCCATGCGATTATTTGATCGTGATTATTCAGATAGTAAGTTGTCTTATCCGGCAACCAGATTGCAAATTATCCAGGATGCTTGCGAGGTGTGCGGAGTAACACTACAATCAACCAGATTTGATAATGATGATTTAATAATCCAGAATCGACCAGATGATAGCAGTATTACCTTCAGACAGGTAATTGCATGGATAGCACAGATGGGATGTCAGTGGGCGAAAACAGATGCATACGGCAGATTATGCCTTGACTGGTATAAAAATGAAGTGCCAGACGATTTTTATAATAAGGCAGAAGTACCATGGAAGGATATTGAAGGGAAAGATATTTTAGATACCACTGGTGCACAGATCATAACTGTTATGCAAAAGGGTATTACAGCCATAGATACGAATGGATTCACGCCATGGCTGTACGATGTTGAAATAACAGGTGTAAAAGTTACAGAATACGTTGAAAATTCTTCTCAAAATGAAGCGAAAACATATCAGTCGGGGAAATCTGGCTATGTTATCGAAATCAGCGATAATAAGTTGATTCAAGAAGGCTCTGGAGAGAAAGTTTGTCAAATTATTGCAGACAGGTGCGTGGGGCTGAAATTCAGACCATTTACCACAGGCGCATTGACCAATATTGCGTGGGAAGCTGGTGACACCATTGCTATTTCTGATAGAAACGGAAAACAGTACAAGAGCTTCCTAACTTCTGTTACTTTGAATCCAGGTGCATTTGAGCAACTTGAATGTAGTGCTAAGAGCGTATCTAGGAATAAGCAGAAACAATATAGCCTTAATCAACAAGTACAGGCAGAAAACAAAAAGAACTTAAAAGATGAACGTACCGCAAGAGAAAAGGCACTGGAAGAATTATCACAACGCCTTGCGGAATCTTCTGGAACATACACGACAGTAGAAACACAGCCGGACGGAAGCAACATCTATTATCTTCATAACAAGCCGCAGTTGTCCGATTCTGATATTGTATGGAAAATGACTGCGGAAGCGTGGGCTGTTTCTACAGATGGTGGACAACATTGGAATGGTGGTATGACTGTTGATGGTGATGTAATTGCCAGAATCCTTACTGCTACAGGTGTTAATGCTGACTGGATTAACACAGGAACTATTAAGGCAATTGACAAAGACGGAAATACAACTTTCCTGGTTGATGTAACAACAGGAAGGGTTGTTATTAATGCAGACTCAGTACAAATCAAGGGAAAAGATGTTAATGCAATTGCAAAGGAAAAAGCAGAAACAGAAGTAAATAATTTTATAAGCAATACATACACAACTGATATTAATAATTTACAGTCTCAAATCGATGGACAGATTGAGACTTTTTTTTATGACTATGAACCAACCTTACAGAATATCCCGGCTTCTGGATGGACTACAAACGAAGAACGAAAGAAACATGAGGGTGACTTATTTTACTGGAAATCCAAGGGATATGCGTACCGTTTTATGCAAGATGGGGCAACTTGGAAATGGCAATTGGTACAAGATACCGATATAACGTTAGCACTTGCCGCCGCAGAAAAAGCACAGGACACAGCAGATCATAAGCGTAGAGTATTCGTAGTTCAGCCAGAACCGCCTTACGATATTGGGGACTTATGGACACAAGGCTCTAATGGTGATTTGATGAGATGTAAAGTTGCCAGAGCAAGCGGTTCTTATGATTCTTCCGATTGGGAAAAAGCTTCAAAATACACAGATGATAGTTCGTTAGATTTATTTATCAATGGTGTTTTTAAAGATTCTCTTAATTCTTTAAAAACACAGATTGATGGAAAGATTGAGACTTGGTATCAGCCAAACGATCCATCTGTAAAATGGACAAAAACAGAGGAATATCCATGGTGTGATATTGACGGAAACAAGATTCTGGATGAATCCGGGAATGAAATTGTTTTGGTATGGGAATCTGAGAAGGCAGAGCATGAAGGCGATCTTTGGCATAATACCACGGATAACACCCAGTGGATATACAAATCTGGCATCTGGCAACCACAGTCCATACCAAATGAATTGTTGGACAAGATAGACGGTAAATCATCTGTTTACATGATTCAGCCAACACCACCATATTACGAAGGTGACTTGTGGGTAACGACCAATAGTGAAGGAAAGGCTTCTCTCAAAACTTCTTTTGTAAATCGTATTAATGGTGACTTTACTGCATCCGATTGGATTGACTTCAAGTACGCAGACAAAGACGATATCAAAAATGCAATTGATAATTACGATACCAGTCTTGGACAGGATGAAGTGTTCAATAAACTCACAAAAGGCGGGACAGAACAGGGAATCTACATCGAGGACGGAAAAGTATATATCAATGCAAAATATATTCTGGCTGGATTGCTTGCCGGTGAGAGAATTAATGGTCGTGGGCTAAAAGTCATTAATGATGACAAGAACGTAACCTTAGAAATCGACAGCAAAGGAAACGTCATCCTAGCTCCAAAAACTTTTTCCTTACAAGGCAAAACAGTAAAGGAAATTGCAGATTCTTCTGCCAGCACCGCAGTTTCTGGACAGACACAAGCCGATATTTTCAGCAAACTTACCAATGGTGGCAAGGCACAGGGAATTTATTTAGATGAAAAAGGAAATCTCTATGTAAATGGAGAATACGTGCAAGCCAAAGGAATTAGGGTTGTTGATAGTAATGGAAAGACCACTTTTGCCATTGACAAAGAGACTGGTGCAGTAACAATAGCAGCTTCCAGTTTTGCACTTGGGGATAAGAGCATTGCAAGTATTGCAAGTGAGGAAGCACAAAAGAAGATTGATGCATTGCCAAAAGATACGGACAATCTTTTAAATGGGTATCTTCTTACAAAATCAGATGTAGAAACATATTGGGATTATAGCGGAAGTATTAATTATGATGTGATAAATCCTAATAAAAGTCGTGATGGTGCAGTTGCTATTACAGCGAATGGCTCTGATTGCTATTTGAGCGCAAAGAGAAGTAATAACCAGGTTGTACGATTGCCTGGAACATATCAAGTGTCAGTCTGGCTAAAAGCAACTCAAAACATGAAAATAAAAGTGTCGCTAAATAGAGTAGCACAAGATGTAAGCGTCACTACAGAGTGGAAAAAATATGAATTTTTGCAAAACGTTACAACGATAAGTTCAAATTATCAATTATTTACAATCGGTGGATTCAACAGTTTTACAAGCGGTACTTTGGGAGTTTATCGCCCGGAAGTAACTGTGGCAGTAAGTAGTGAACATGTATTGAACTTGCTCACAGATAATGGGGCAAAGCAAGGAATATACATGTATAATAACAACCTTTATGTAAATGGACAATTTATTAAAGCACTAAGTATAGCCGCTGACGCTTTGAAGGCTGGTGCTGTTACCACTGAAAAATTAAACGCAAAAGCGGTCACGGCAGAAAAAATGTCCGTGCAGGAACTTGCAGCAGTTGGAGCAACAATTGCAGGTTTTATTATCAGTAGTGACAGAATAAAAAGAACACTGTCTGGCAATACATTAGATATATTCGCAGGAAATGAATACAATCCTCCTAGTTTACTTTCACAAAATTCAACAGGCGATTTCGTGAAATACTCTGGAAATGGGGTGCAATCGAGCACACCTGCGTCATTGACTTTAGTTCTGGGAGATACAACCTCTAAAAACGGATGGACATCTGGAGCAAAACATTATTTGGGAAGAACTCAATTTAATGAAGAGGTGAAAGTAGTTGGAAACTTCTCCGTCACAGGAACTAAATCCGTTATAGCCAAAACCGAAAACTACGGCAACCAACTATTCTATTGTTATGAAACCCCAACCCCAACTCTTGGAGATTTTGGAGGTGGAATAATTGGGAAAGACGGAATGGCAATCATCTCAATTGATGATATATTCCAGGAATCTACAGAAACAGAAATTGAATACTATGTATTCCTTCAAAATGAGGGAGAAGGGCAGTCTTGGGTATCTGAAAAGTCAGATACCTATTTTGTTGTCAAGGGAACCCCAGGACTTCGGTTTGCATGGGAACTAAAAGCTAAACAGAAGAACAAAGAGTATATCCGTTTCAATGCCGGAAAAGAAGACCGAGAAGTGAATTTTGAGACAGTCAACCTTGAAAATGTAATGTTCGAAGAACGTGAAAAAATTATACAAGAAATGGAAGGAGAATTATTATGAGCGTGATTAAAAAGCTTACATCATTTATGAAACTGTCAACAGGAGAGGGCGATAGAATCGCCTTTACCTACTCAACAATTGATACCGAAAGTGGAAAGGTTTTGAGCCAGAATGAGAAAGGAAATTTTCTTATTTTTGACGATGGGCTTTCGGCAAATATTAAGGCGATTGAAGACTATATCAATAAAAATCAATTGAATTAAAGGAGGGCAACCGCATGCCAAAATGGACTGAATACACATCAAAAGATACGTTAGCGGATAATGACGAAGTAATGTTGTATGATGCAACTGCGAGAGCGAACAAGCGCGGATTAATGAGCAAGTTTTGGGATTATGTCGTTGATAAAATGGCAACGGCTGTGATCTCGAAATTGGAGACAAATAATAAGAC